ACTTAATTCTACAATCTTACCGGCTGCAACTTGAACAATGGTATTATTGTCTAAAGTATATTCTCCATCCGGTGCAGCAGTTTCGCCAATCATAACATCTCCGCCAACTACTAAATCTGAAATGCTTAAAACAGTTTGTCCGTCTAAAGTCTTGTAATCTGTTGCCATCTTTGCGGGGATAGGCTCAGGTGTAGGAGTTGGTGTAGGCTCGGCTGCATTGAATTTTGCAGCTAAAACATCAAACGCTCCTTTGATTTTTTCTAACTTGTCTTTTAATGTTGTACTCATAAAATAATTTATTCTACAATACAACTATCAAAATCTTCGTTTGTTTGATTTAGAAGCGTTAAAATTTCATCGGCTGCCATTTCTGCCGTCATTTCTGTTAGTATTGGCTTGTACTTAAATAACCCCTCAACACTAAATCCTTTAAATTTACCTGCCTTAACATCATTCCAAACTTCATCATTTTCAACATAAAATGAACCGAACCAACTTCCATTGTTTACATCTTCAAAACCTTGCATTGGCATTACACCTCTTTCAGTATCACAAATAAAACTTTCAAATAAAGTTAACCCAGTAACAACTGCTCCGCTATCGTGCATTAGATTAACGTTATTCTGAAATCCTTTTTTTGCATACTTGATAGCTATTTGCTTTATAGTGTCGGCTGAAAACTTTATATAATATTCTCCGTTGTCATCATTCCTGTATATTGGTTTTTCTGCAATCATTAAAGGACCCGAAATAATACGCTTATCCTCATTGATTATTGCAAAATTTTGCTTCATAAACTTCTCACCTACATTACCTAATTCTTTAATTACGTCTACATTATTATCGTAATGCTTACTAATTCCCAACTCTTTAATCTTTTCAACCTTAGCTTTATTGCTACCAGTTGCATAAACTTTGCTTGATGCAATACCTAACTCATTAGCTACTGATAACATATTCTCTTTATTATCTCTAGCTGAAATAATATAAACATCTTCGCCTTTGTCAATAGCTTGTTTTGCTAAGTCTTTACCTTTACTTGTTGAAAGTGTTTCATCATAATCAAAAGATACTTTTTCACTTGCAAAGTGTTGTTTCCACATTGAATTGCAAATAGCAACTGCTTGCTCATTACTTTTACCCTCATTAATAACATAGGATATACAACGAGGCAGAAAGTCAGTTTGTCTTTCTCCTTTTGTAGGCTCAACAAATTGAAAAGCTAAAAAGTTTTTTTCTATTGCCGGTTTGTCAACTAAGGCAACAAAATTGACTTCACTGTCATCTTCTATATTTTCAGAAATCTTTAATTCGTAAATTGGTAACATATTAATTAAATTATTTATTTATATTTGTACTTTCATAATGTTTTAAGATTTAAGGTTGACTCCTAACGTTTCCACGTTGGGAGTTTTTTTATCCCAATCTCGCTGCTCTATTTATCCTCGCTTGTCTTTCTTGATTATCTTTTATATCAGTATCCAATACAAATGAACGACCTGCACCGGCACCGGCTGCATTGCCTACACCTTGAATACTTGCACTATTTAACATAGTTGATTGTTGTTGTGGAGTTATTGGAGTTGGTACTGAACCAGCTGTTGGTGTACTACCACCTCCACCACCCGGGGCAGGTACTGATAAAATGTTTTTTATATTTGCCAAACCACCTGCAACCGCTAAACCTGCTGAAATATATGGATATGCTGGTCCTATTATTGATATTGGATTTTTTTGAGCATTACTAAAAGCTTTCCAAGCTGCTGAATAAGTATCAATAGTTGCACCTGCTACTGCTGCTGCTTTACCTGCCGCTGTTTGTTTGCCTAATAAATTTGATAATTGCCCTGCCATACCTCCAACAATATCAAGTTCTTGTTGTTTATGTGCTGCTCTTAATGCTATTTTTTGCTCACCAAATTCTTTTTCAACCGCTGCAATTAAAGCCTCATTACCCTTAGCTATTTCTAATTTCTTTTTGTATGCTTCTTCAAGTTGTGCAACTTCTTTATCGTAAGGGTTAAGTAATTCAGTTTTTAAAGCTGCTTGTTCTTCATCCTTTTTTTTCTTTTTTTCTTTATCTTCCTTTTCAAACTTATCGTCTAATGCTGCTTGAGCATTTCTTTGTTGTGTTGCTAATTCTTCTTGTACTTGTTGAAGCTTTATAGCATCGTTCTTATATTTTTCTTTTGCTTGATTAAATTTATCCTCGAAACCTAAATCTAAAGCAGCTTGTTCTTTTGCCCTTGCATCTTTAACACCACTAAGTAAACTTTCAATATGTAGCTTATTTAATTCTAAATCAAAATCTGCTTGAATTTTTGCTTTTTTTATTCTGTCATCACGTTCAATTTTAGCAATCTCTTGTAAAGAAGATTGTTTAATCATTGCTATTAATTCAGCTTTATTTTTTTCACTTGTCTTAAGTGCTTCAATTTCTTTTAGCTTATCTTTTTCTTGATTTAAAACCTTTTGAATATTTACTTTTACTTCATCTTGAATAGCTGCTAGATTAGCATCATTTATTATTTTGTTTTTTAATTCAAGATATTTTTTAGTATTAGCATTATTTTCATCTTGTATTTTTTTCTGTTCAGCAGCATCTGCTTTATCAATGTTTCTAATCTGTTTACTAATTGCCCTTAACTCATTTGCGTTTTGAGTTTCAACATTATTTTGTTCAATTTTAAGTTTATTAATTTCATCTTGATTTTTCTTTGCACCATCTTTTTGTAAAGTAAGTTGTGCAATTTTATTATCTGTTGTTCGTTTAGCTAAATCAATGTCATCTTTTGCATTTTGTTCAGATTCTGCTTTTAATTTTAATAACAATTTTCTCCTTTCTGCAATAGGTACACTTTCATCATAAGCTTGTTCTTTTAATATAGCTAAATCCTTTGCTCTTTTAGATTGGTCTAAATCATTCGCAAGTTGTTCTTGATGCAATTTTTGAGCCTCTTCTGTTAGCTTTGCCATTGCACTATAAGCTTCGCCTGCTTCTTTTACAACTCCTTTAATATCTGAAATTGCACCGCTAAAATCAAACTTCATTAATTTTATTATTGCACCTGCAATCTTTTCAAGATTATCTATTAATGCTTGTCCTGCTGCTTTTATTCCTGCAAATATTTGTTCCATCTTTTGCCCACCCTCAAATGAGTTAGTAAAAGATTTATAAAGTAGTGCCAATGCTGCTACTATTGCAAGAATTATAGCACCTACTGGATTAGCCACTAATTTCCACATAGTTTTACTAACACCCTCTAATGCTCCAATAGCTCCCTCTGCTGATGGTGAAATAGAGCCTATTGTATCTTTTAGTTTTCCAAAACTACCTACACTATCACTTGTGCTTTTTTTAGTTGCACCTAGTGAATTGTTTAGTTTATCAACACCTTTCGTTGCTTCACTTGTGTCAGCACTTATCCTCGCTTTTATTTCAATGTCTGCCATTAGTATATTCTATTTATGAGTTTTAAACATTCGATTGTACAAGTATCTTCACTACTTGCGTTAAAGTCTATTATCTTATTCAATCTAAATAAGCTGCCATCAATCCAAATTAACTTTTTAAAGTCTAAGTTGAAAATATCTGTATTAGATAACTTCACTTTACACGTCAATAGCTTACTATCTTTGTCGGTTATTTCTGCCATATAGCTACTCCAGTAAACATTGAATTGATTAACGTTAATTGAGCCACTAACTAACTCAAAAAACAACTCGGAAGGCACTCCAAACTGAATATCGTTAGTTGGTGCATCTGGGTCGTCAAAATGACCTGCATAAGGGTAGTTTGTATAGCTTCCTAATGTGCTAGTTCCTGCAGCGTTCTTGATATCCCAACTTGCAACTCCACTAATTAACTTAGCTTGTAAGATTCTAATATTGCTATCTTGTTGTTCCTCGCCTTGTCCAATAGTAGTGCCATTTCTTTTAAATATTGTACTTACTACTTTATCTTCACTTGTATAACCTAGTAAAGGAGTGCCGCTAAATATTAATTCAATAGTGGTTGAGTCTTTGCTAAATTCAAAGCCACTATCATATTTATAAGAGCCGTATGTCTGATTATATCTTTTCTTGTATAAATCATTATAATAATCTCCATCTTCTTTAAATTTAAACTCGTAATATCTACTGTTTAATTCACTCATTGGCTTTATTCTCAACGGCTGTGAACGGTCTATTTTATTACTCCAATCTAAAGAAGTTGCATCTGCATAGAAGTCAACAAAAGGCATTATTTGCAAATTCTTTTCTTTTGTAGTATCCTCGAATATGTAAAGGTTGAATAACTTAACTATGCTACTAATAAAGTCTTTTTGTAGAATGTTTTGTGGAATGGTGTCGTTGATAGGTATTGTTTCCCCATAATTTATAGGAACTATAACTGGATAATTAGATATTACTTTTATATTAGATGTAAATATTACATCAAATGTTAATGATGGGTCACTAGCATCACCTACAGTAAAGTATGCTTCTATGTAATCTCCTGTTGTAAATGTATTATTTGGAACATTTAATTTTAAATTAAATGTTGGTTGTGATATATTTATACCAGCTATTAAATAATAATTTGATGGTGTAGTGTGTAAATAAAACTCTAAATAACCATTTGTTGATGTTCCATTATTACAATTCCAACTACCTACTATTGTAATTTCTAACTCAGTCACAATAGTAGGAGTGCCACCATAAGTAAACCTTTTATTATCAACGTCTGAAGTGAAATTACCTAAAAGTGTAAGTACATCATAAACTATTATTTCTGTTCCACTATTATCAATAGCACCACCTGTACTACTTATGTCTAAATAAGAAGATGTTTTACGCTGCAAACTTTTTCTATTATGTGGCATTATCAATCTTCTAAATCTTAAAGCATCAACTCCGCTGCCTGTAAATAATTCACTTGTATAAGTATAACCTGTTGCAGCAAATATTTTACTGATATATTCTTTAATAAATAATGCAGGTCTAAATGTGCCAACATTATAATCTTTTTTATTTGCTGAATAATTCCCATAATCAATAAGTGGGTAATAGTACCCACTTCCACCAGCTGCATTGCTCCAACTTCCTGTAATATTAGCTAATGAGTATGTATGATTATAAGCAGAAAAATCCAAGTCTTCTAACTTAGCAGTTCCTAACTTTGAAACAAAACCACCCAACTCGCCTACAACAAATGCCTCATATTCTATAAACCCATTATCAATAATAATTTCTGTTATCCTTATTGTTCCTTTAAACACCTGAATATTATCCGCAAAAATTATTGCACTAGCCGAAACGCTTGCATTAAAATTAACTCCAGTATTAGGGTTAGTAGATGTATAGTTATTGCCTGCATTGATGTCAAATATGTTACCAAATAAAGCATTATTTCTATTAGTACCGGGTAGTATAATTGTTTTGCTAACAGTTGAATTTTTATACTTAAATTCTTTAATGTCATCAATAGCCATACTTAGCATAACGCTAAATGACTTGTCAACATCAACATTATATTTCTCTACAAATAATTCAATCATTATCTATACTGCGTTTTATAGCCATTATTAAATTCAACATCAAGCGTTAACTGTTGCAACCCATCAACTAACGTTTGTTTAAACTCATAGTTAGTAGCTGCAATTGCCATTGGGTAAAGTGTACTGCTTCCTAACTGTTGAATGTAAGCCATAGGTGAACAAACTAATTGACTTAACCAAACCCATTCATCTGTGCTTAATAAGTCGGTTGAAACTCTTAACTTCTCATTGAATTTAACTCCGAACATTGTTTTTTGTTCGTACATTATATTACTCGATTTTATACTAACAACTCCACTACTACTAACTCTATAAGGTAACTGTTGAAACGATTTGCGTTCAATGTCAAATGTCTTTTTACTTACCTTGTTGAATAACATCGATTCAAAACCACCAAACTTATTTAAGAAGTGAACAATGTAGTTATCGTATAAACCACTACAATAAACTACTACGTTATAAGTAACTCCATTAATAACAACTGTATAATCACTTGTTAAGCTATTAGCAATATTGATGTTTATTAAACTGTTAGCAGCTGCAGGAGTTACCGCTGTTGTGCTGCCATTAATTACAACATTAAAACTTGAAGCACTTGAAGCGAAGTATGGCAAATAAAAAGTAGCACACCCACTCGGCATATAGATTGTTGTAGGTCGGTTGCTTAGCACTTTGTTAGTATAGCTGCTTAGTCCTGTTAAAGTATCAACACGCCCATTATATGAGTTAAAGAATATTTTTTCTGTAGATGTTGCAACTATGCTGCCAACTGTGCCGTTATACTCCTCTCGAATCTTAACTTGCACATTTATCCACCATTTTCCAGTTCCTAAGTCAGTCGTTAATGTTGGCGTAATTGATTCTCTAACTATTGCAGCCGTATCAAATATACCTCTATTGTTAGTAGGGTTAGGATATGTTCTCATAGTGTGAACCTTAGCACCTGCACACCATACTTCGGCAACATATTTATAATCTGTTTTAGTTGGGTCTACTGCATTACTATCATACACAACATAAACAAGTATGTCATTTACTGATTGGTAATTATCTGGAGTTGTTTCAAAAGTCATTACTTAAAATTATTTATTATATCAATCTTTACTGCCATACCTAACTCTTTCTCAATTATGCTGCTAAATTCATTTGTAGCATCACGCCAAAAATGAGTTGCTTTAATCCCCATTCGTTTAATCATATAGGCAACGGTTGTTGCAGCTTGTATTTGTCGGTCTTTTACTTTGTTCTTTTTATTCAATACTGCATACTTCGATTGTGATATTTTATTCTCACGAACTAAATAATCTTTCACACTCTTAACCATTGCACCATTTGGGTCAACCCCTCTGGTCTTGAACTTGAAACGTGAACCCCTACTTTTTGCCCAACCATCAACACCCTCATCTATGAATGAAGCATACTTCGCAGCTACAATATCAACATAAAATACATTGTCTTGAACTTGTATCGCTAACGGTTGAATACTATCTGCTAAATCCCCACTTGAACTTGCATCAACATCACCTAACTTTTTAGCAAGTGCAATAGAATATTGAGCTGCTAATTGTTCAAGTTTACCTTGCGTTTCTACTGCAACGAATTCAGTACTTTCAACACCGCTATTATCCAACCAATCTAAATTTATAGCTGCCATTACTTACTCATTTGCTTGTCATAATCTTGTTTACGCTTCAATGTGCTTAATGTGTTTAGTGCTTCCATAATTCCCAACTCATAAGCTTCGTGTACACTTAACCCCAACCACTCGCCAACCTCTCTAGCTGCATAAGTCCAACCATCTTTTTCAATAAAAGGATGCTTATTTAATTTCTCTTTTTTATCAAACTCCTGCAAATCTTCTGCATCATTCTCAGGCAATTCAAATAACCCTTTAAACTTACTTACTAACCCATTTAAACTGTCAATAGCTGCAAGACAATCATTAACACAATAACTTGCATTGTGTGTCAAATAATAGTTAGCTTTAATGCTATGTTCTTTTTTCGACTTGCTTATTGTAGCTGCAACTAGATGCAAATTATCAATAGGCGACTTCTTTAACCAATGTTGCATTTCAATAAATTGCCCAAACGTGAATTTTGTTGCATCCGTTTTAAACTTACGAAATGAGTAAAATGGCTTTTTAAAACCTTTCTTAAATAACTTTTCAACCTTGTTGCAATATTTAAGAAACTGTTTGCGAGTTAGGTTATCAACTTCATCCGGTGTTTTGTTCCAAAGTTCGCAAATAATCATTGCCATACGTTCAATGTCATTGCCAATGGCTTCATTAATTGAATAGCAGATTTGATATTGCTTCAATGTCATAATAATATAACTAAATTTTATAGTGAATGTTTGATTAACCTATGGTGTAAACGCCAGTAACCTTATTTATTTTATTCAAGGCTACATAGCGTATCGCATCAATTCCATGATTAAACTTGTCAATAGGCGTGTTTAATTGTTTGCCGTCCTTATCTTCATCCCAACGGTAATTCCTCAATTCGCGAATGATATTAGTTGAACGTGAGGTTACGTTCAATGTAAAGTTTTGCAGCAAGTTTATTGATGCTTTTATACTATCAGCACCTTTTTTCGCTGGCATTGTAGATGAATAACCGCCTATTCTCAATTCAGCTATTGACTTAGGCTCGGCACTATCTGCAATTATTTGCAAGTCCTTTCTAATACCTAACTCATTAAACCTTTGTACTATTTGCTGATTAGTTAGTTGTGTTTGATAAATTAATTCATCAATGTAAAGTTCTTTATCACATTTATAAACTGCTACCATTGCAGTCGGATCATTCGTAAAACCAAAATCAATGCCATACGCTAATAAACTTGCTGCATCCGATATTTTATCACATTGCTTAAAATCAAATATTGTACCTTGTAGGCTGCCAATCTCACCCAAGCCATATACTTTGTACCAGTTCGCCCAAAAAGTAGAAGTTTCTGCTTTGCGTTTAGCATTTAGAATAAAATCTTTGGCACTTTCAGGACACGCCTCATTGTCTAAGTAGTTGATAGTAATAAAATCAACGTTGCTATCTTGTTGTAATTCAGTATGAAACCAAAATGAGTTGGTAGGATTCCAATCGAGAAAGATGCCGTTTTTAGTTCTCATTGCTAATTCATTATAAGCATTGAAAACAATGTTATTGCACTCATTCATATATAACCAGTCACGCCTTGCACCTCTTAATTTTGCATCACTATCAGCACTAAAAAACTCGATTTGTGAACCATTGGCGAAGTTATATTTGAAGTCCGAGGCATTCCAACGACTATCAACCCATCTGCCAGTGTCAACCATTATCTTTTTGAAGTCTTTAATGCAACCACGTTTGAGATGTGGGATTGATTCGCTGACAACTGAAATGTCTGTCTGTTTGTTTTTTGCTGCAATGTCAATAAGGATAGGAAGTATTGCGTATGTTTTACCGGCACTGGTGCCTCCTTGTACACCTCGAACGAATTTATCAAGTTTAAGTATTTTGTTTATTGCTGTTGTGCGTATAAACATTTACCAGTATTTAATTATAAAATGAATTATAGTATGCCAAAATATCCAGTTAATAAAAATAACTGCTAAAATAAATGCTAAATAAAAAAAGCCTAAAACCGTTTTTGATGCTAAATGAACTAATATTTTTTTCATAACTTAATTTTTAACATCTGGAAACAAAGGCATTTCTACTATTTCTGTTTGCATTTTCTCAATAAGGTTTAATTTACGTGAAATAATGTTTGCATTAAACAACCCAACACTAGCTCCTTTAAAGTTTTGAATGAAACAATTTTGCTTTATGCGTGTAATGATAGTGCGATAATCCTCATATGCTCCATCTTGATTACTTGAATATTTACCCAAATCTGATATAATATTCAAATCCCATAAGTAACATTCAAATCCCTCAAATGTTATAGGTACTTGCAGCGGAGTGTCTTTTTCGTCACCATCCTTGCCTACATATTCACGCTTATACATTGGGTTGCTACGTTCCTTTTCAACGTATGCAAGGAATAAGTCCCAAAGTTCCTCAGGTGTTGCTATTGCTTTATGCTTTGCCATTATTTAATATTTTCATATACAAATTTAACCAACTCTCTAACGCAAGACTGGCAACCATAGATAGTGAAGTATCTTTCAGCATCTATTGTCTTAGCTATCTTTTGAAAAGTTTTTAAAACATCATCACCAGGGTAGATGTCAATATCAATTTCAATCCTTTCTGCTAAAAACTTATGTTCGCTTAAAAATTCGCTATAGTCCGACTTTTGTAGTTGTTGTGTATTTTTCTTTTCCATTTTTAATTTTTTTAGATATGTTATTTAAAATTGAGTTAATTGTATTGTGTGATATTTTAGTTAATTGTTCAATTCCTCGAAGTGTATGTTGTTCACGCAGCTTCAATATTTCTGCTTCGTGCCATTCCAAGTTTTCAAAGTTAATATTTATTTCTTCATATTCTTCGTTTTTAAGCTCGATATTTTCAATCCCTATACTTTCCTTGTTTTTCTTAATAAAGTCCTTAAATTCGTTTATAATGATGCGATAAGCGTATGCGTTCAACTTTCCACTATTATATAATTCAAAAACTAAAGAATTATTTACTTGAATAAGTTTTAAAAAAGCATTTTGTTTAATATCTTCCTTGCAGGAAACCGGCAAAGTGTTTATCACTCTATCAATGTCTTTACAAAGATACAACTCAGATATTATATCATTGATGCTTTTCACTTTTCAAAATTAAAGTGTTTTGGTTTAAATGGTAAAAAATATTATTTTGTAATTAGGGTTTTAAATTCAATCAAACTTTTTATTATGTGGTATTCAAAACCATTACTTTCAATTTGTTTTTGAAATTCAATTTGATGAGGTGACTGTTTACCTGTTGCTGTTTTTATTTCAATGAATAATACTTTGTTAGGTAGAACTAAAATTAAATCGCTAACGCCATTAACAACGCCTAAAGATTTCATCATTGCTCCTTTAATTGCATTGTGTGAGTTGTTATTTACTGCAAAAAGCATTTTTCTTTGAGTTGGTTTATTTTCATTCCACCATAAAACTATCTCATTTTGTATTTTATTTTCCATAAGTTACCCTTTTTTGTTTATTGGTTACCCTTTTTTGTTTTTATAACTAATTGATTTTAAGCATAGGTTACGGAGTTACCTTTTTTTATGTGGTTTTGCTATATTACTTCTATAAGGTAAATATATATTTTATAAATGTTAAGTAGATAGATTTTTATTTACTTTATTTTATTTCTATATAAAACTTATATATAAAAAAAAGGGTAACTTAGGTAACTTTTAAATAAAAGTCAATAGTAGTAAGGCTTTCAAAGGTTACCCTTTTTTAAAAAAAAGGGTAACGGTTACCCTTTTTTCCGTAACTTTATGATTAAAAAGGCGTTTTTGAACCAAATAGCCTACATTTTTTTGTTATATTATTTATTTTATTTACCTTTTCTGCAACAAAAACTATCTCATTTTTCTTACACCATTCCATTAAACCTTTATTTATTTTGTTTAGAGATGGCTGGAATTGCTTTTGAATTGAGTTCTCGTTATAATAATTTTCAATAGTATTTTTAAAGTCATCATTATAAACTTCAACTTGTTCGCACCAATTATCAATGTTTTCACGAATGAAGTTGTAAATAGTTGTACCAAAGTTTTGTTCAAATTGTTTTTCCCACCCTGTAGTAGTAAGTTTACACGCTTCTATTTTTTTATTGCTATTCAGCCATAGTTGTACGGATTGAGCAACGTAGGTGTCGAATCCACCCCAATCGTTGCTATCCCAACCTAATGGGAAATGGCATCCAAAATGAACATCAATGCCACCACATTTGGTAAAGAAATCTGTAAATTCAATAGGTACTATTCTGCGTTTTAACCCACCATCCACACTATCATAAGAGTAGTTAGTTTGAATAATGAATTTAGGAGCATCTTTAACATCTACTTCAACTTCATCTTTAAATAGTTTCTTTAAAATGAATGTTCCAGTAGATGCTTCTTTAAGAAAAGAATAATCAAAGTTTTTAGGCACGTCCGATATACCCATTATCTTTTGACCGTTCCAAGATTGAAAAAACTTTTCATCAAACTTCGCTTGAACACCACTTTTAGAGGTGTATGTAGTACATTGTTTTAATAGGTTGCAAAAAATATTCTTACCACTACCACCACCATCTTCAGGGTTTTTACACACTTCACTTAAAACTATAATATAACCAGTTGTTTCATCTTTCCATTCGTGGCTTAGGAATCCCATAATTGTACTAACATAATCTATGTTATTACTTATTGCCAATTTTAAATATTCAATGTATTTACCCCCTATAAACTCATTATAGTCTCTTTTTTGTATTCGTTCCTCAAATACTTTATAATTGAAATTTGCGTATTCATTAAATTCAATTTTTTCTTTTGTTATTTTTAAAAAACCATTGTTAAAAAATTTGTAACAAGTGTTTGCATCATCGGTTAAAATTTCGTTTTTATCAAGCAATGGAATACGCTTCATAACATACTTTGTATGCTGGTGCATAAAGTTTTCATAGGCGTTTAATATTTTAATATCTTCATCCTTTATGTATGCTTTTACGGTGTCTTGAAACTCACGCTCAGAAACTTTATAAATAACCCAATCAATAATTCTAACGACATTACCATTGTAATAACGAAACCCTAACCCATAAGATATTTGGTAAAGAGCTTCTATTTCAATACCTATCTTTTTTTCTTTGTCATTATATTCCCAAAAAATTCCAAAAGGGTGTAATTCGTTTTCAGTTTCAATTTGTGTTTTATAAATTTCAACGGCTTCTTTTGAAAAGTTTTTTGGAAGTTCAATTTTAGACTTAGCTAATATTTTCGCCTTTTCAGTTTCTTTTTTTGCGTTTATTTTTCCGTATCCATTATCAATTAACCAGCTATATGTTTTCTTTTTATCGTTGTTGAATTGTATTAAAGCAAGTGCTGAAGCAGGGTTGTATCCCTTAGATGGTTCAAAAATAGTAGATGAAGTAAAAATATAGTAAACCCTTTTAACTCTATTGAATGAAGCTGAAATTCCTTTGTTTTTTTCAGGACGGCAAAACCAAATAAAATTACTATTAGAACCCTCAACTTTCCATCCATTGTTAGTTAAAACACTTTCAGCAGCAGGGGAATTGTTAAAATCTTCAAAAGGGTTTTCATCATAAAAATTATTAGATGAAGCAGTAGGAGCAAGTGTTACTATTTTACGCCTTTCATTATAACTTTCACAAAGGGAAATAAGGCTACATCGTTCGTTCCAAGTTATTGTAGGTATTGGATTATTTTTTACAACCTTGTAACCAATGGCAGGAGGTGCTGCAACATAACCACCCTCTCCCCTTGTTTCAATGGCAGCTTCTTTTGCTTCATCTTTATAAGCAAGTTTTAAATTGCCTGGAACTTCGTGGTCTGAAATTTTATAAAGGATGTGGAAACCTTTCGAGGGTGTTTGGTGTATTCGTAGTTTGTCAAAAATGTTGGGGAAAAAACTTTTAATATCGGTAAAAAGTTTAGCATCGATTCCTTGCCAGTTTTTTACATCAATATCAATTATTTCTAGGTTGCCACTAATTTTGCCACCAACGATACCAATAGCATTGGTGTCATATTTTTCAGTCATTAAATAAAATAGTGATGCTTCTGTTATTATTTCTTGCTGGTATTTTTTCCAAAGCCCATAAGGTGTTTTAGCAGCGTATTCACGCTTATTATAGATTTGAGGCTTGTCTCTAATAGGGATTATTGAAACTCCTTGAGATAGCATTTCTTTAACTTGTAACCAAGTATTAGATAGTAGATTCATATTTCTTTTTTAATTCGTTATTCCAAAATTGTTTATTATTAGCAGTATTTATTCGCCCTATTGATTTTTGAAAAGATGCCAAAATTGGGGCAAAAAGAATTTGTATTTGTTCAAAAGAGGATTTTTTATTTTTTGATAGCAATGTAGATATAGCAGTATAAAGTGAGGCGTGAACTTTGCCACCATTATCTTTATAGTATTTAACACTTTTTGTTAATTCCACTAAAATAGTTTCTTGTTCTTCTTCTTCTTTTTTCTTTTTTTGTTTAAATTCATAACCACATTCTGTGCAAATTTTAGTATTTAAGGCAAGTAACAATCCACATTTAGGGCACTCTTTAACGGCAGCTATTCCTTTTTTTTTCTTTTTTTGTTCGAGCCACATTGTACCCCAATCATAATCAAAATCCCACAATCCTAATCTTGTTGCGTTACCACCATAATCGAGAACTTTAAAAAATTCTTTACCCTCAAATATTCGAGAACCACGCCCAACCATTTGTAAAAATAAAGCAAGTGAAGTAGTTGCACGTTGTAAAATTACAAGGTCGATAGGTGGGTAGTCATAACCTTTTGTTAAAATGCCAACGCTGCAACAAATATCAGTATCATTTGTTTCAAATTGCATCCTTTCAAAGTGTTCGTTTGGGTTTTCACTATGTACTTCGGCAACTTTAAAATTCATATTTCTAAGTTGTTGCACCAGCATTTTACAATGTTTTATACTACTGCAAAAGATTATAGCTTTTTTAAAATTGTGTTCTTTTAGATCTTCAAATAATCCATCAAATACTTTTGGTTTTACAAATTCTGCATATTGGCTATCTTCAGTAAATTCACCACCTTTTTGAGTAAGCAAAGATTGGTTAATAGCTTTGCGTTCAAAGTGTCTATATTTAGCTAAAAAACCCATTTCTACTAACTTCGCTGGTTGCATTCCAATAGCTATGCTGTTGTAAATAATAGGCAAATGTTTCGCAACTCTATAATCAGGAGTTGCAGTAAAGCCAATTATATAGGCATTATTTAATTGTAGCAGTATTTTTGTAGGGGTTGCTATGTGTGCTTCATCAACAATAACTAATAATTGTTTTTTAGCAAATTGGCAAATTAGGTGTTGTCTTTTTTTTGCTCCAAGTGTTTGAGCCATTGCAATATACACTTTTCCGTCATCAATTATATCAATTATGCAGCCAGCGTTTATTTCAATTCCATTAACCTTTTCAGTAATTTGTTTAAATATTTTTCTACTTTCAGTAATTACTAATGTAGTAAATTTTTTTTTATGAGCGTCTTCAATTATTTTAGAGAATACAACTGTTTTACCTGAGCCTGTTGGGCTACAAGCTATTATTTTTTTAGAGTGTTGAAGTGTACGTCTAATATTGGTTATAAAGTCATTTTGGTATGGTCTAAGTTCCATAAATAAAAAACCACGGTAGGCTGTGTAAGAAAGAAAATAGCACTATTGCTAAAATCGGACAGCCTACATGGTAAATATTTTTATAATTCACAATAGTCTCTTACCTCTATTGTGCGATGCAAATATATAGTTTTTTCCAGTTCATTAGAATAAAGTTGTTTGTTTATTAGTTTCAACTGCCATTACGATATTCTTTTTAGCTAAATCAAAATAGCTTTCTTTTAATTCAAAACCGATTCCTTTGCGTTTCATTTTAACAGCTTGAAAAACTTCACTACCAATACCCATAAATGGTGTAAATACTGTATCTCCTTTATTTGAATAAAGATGTATTAATCTTTCAATAGTATCTAATTGCAAAGGACATATATGCTTTTCATCATTTGCATCTCTGCCATTTCTATAACCTTGTAGAGTATTACCATAATCAACATCCATCCAAACAGGAGATGCGTATTTTTGCCATAAATCAACAGGCAAATCAGTATTAGTTACAGGGTTGCTGCGTTCGCCATCTTTTCTAAATATCATTACATAATCAGGTATTCCAACTCTTGACATTGTACTATCTTTTTTTACTTGCTTATGTAACAATCCTAATGCCTTTGTTCTTTGCATTTCAACAACAGGGTCTTTCCAAATTGTAATTCTACTAGCATAATAAAAACCAGCATCTTCAAAAGCTTTTAAAAGCAATCCGCTAAAATCACGCAAACCAATATAACCGTGTTTACCTTTTTGTATTGGCAAATCCATACAATGTACAGCAACATTTCTTCCTTGCATCATAACTCTATAAAGTTCTTTTATCAAAAAACTAAACTGTGTTAAAAACTCATTATAATTTTTGCTGTTACCCATATCTTCTATATGACTTGAATAAGTGTATAGTTCAGCAAATGGCGGACTAAAAACACTTAAACCTATACTTTCATTCGGAACATCTTTTATTAGGTTTACACAATCACCTCTTTTAATTTCATAATATTCATTTATTTCACTTTCAATATTATAACTTGCAGTAGTCATTGTTTGGTTATTTAAATTAGCATTAATAGCTTTACTCATTTCATCTTGCATAATTTCAAATTGTTTTTGTTTTGTATCAATAGCTTGTTTAACATTAGCCATTGTATCAGTTGTTATTAAATAAATGTTTACTTCGTTTTTTTGCCCAAATCTATAACTCCTACGGATGGCTTGATATAAACCCTCAAAGCTAAAATCTAAAGATGCAAATATTTGATTTCTGCAATTTTGATAATTCATCCCAAAACTTGCAATCTTTGTTTTAGTAATTAATATTCTAAATTCATTATTTCCAAATCCTAGTAATTTATCTTTTTTCCATTCGTTGCTATCACTACCTTTAACTTCAATAGCTTCAGGTATTAATTTTTTCAACATTTCACCTTCCTCATTTTGCTTTATCCAAATTATAAAGTTTTCATTAGGCTTTTCATTTACTATCTTAACAACTTCATCTAATCTTTCTTTTTTAGTTTGTCTAAGTTCAGAGTTGAAATTTGTTGCTGAAATGATAGCATCATTAAATAATTGCCCATTATCTCTATTTGGAGTTACTATTAATTTTTCAATTAAGTTAAGTTTTGGCAAATCATAACCAATCATTTCAAAACCAATATCCATAGGCTTATTTAACATTATGGCCCACGTTCCTATAAATTGATAGAATAGTTTTGTAGCGTGTCCTTTCAATCTCCATTTAGCAGTTTCTCCGCCATCGTGAACAAAATACATTGCAAGCATTTCATTTCGGCTCATAACATCTAAAAATTCAGAATGGTTGCCCAACTCCATTGGGTCGTTTGGTGATGGTGTAGCAGTACAAGCTAATTTGTAAGGAGTATTAGCGAAGTTATCAATTATTAGTTTTTTAGTAGCACCTTCAAAGTTTTTTAAAATACTACTTTCATCAAGTACTACTCCGCTATATTTTGAACAATCAATATTATCTATTTGCTCATAATTATCAGCATCAATACAATCAATGTTAATTCCAAATTTAACAGCCTCTTGTTTTGTTTGCTGCACTACTGCCAAAGGGGCTAAAACTAATACAGGTTTATTTGTATGAATTGATACTTGTTCTGCCCAACTAAGCTGCATTAATGTTTTACCGAGTCCACAATCTGCAAATATTGCATACTTGCCAGCTTTTAAAGCACGTCTAACAATAAACTCTTGAAATGGAAATAATTTTTTATTTAATTGTGTAGGCTCAAATCCACTTTCAATATGTGCCTTTTGTTTTGTTTTCAAAAATTCATTATATTCCATTGTTTTCATTTTTAGGGTTAATAATACTTTTTACCATACTTCTTTCTTTGAACGATTTAACTAGCTGTTGCACTTCAATAACTGCATCTGGTGAGTAAATCATTGCATCAATTAACTCACCGAGTAACTGATAGCGTTCTTGTTGTATCATATCGCACCAAGTAGGCGACTGATTTTTTTCATTTGTCATTGTTTTAAAATTTTTGTTGAATTGCAAAGATGGTAATTTGTTTTAATAAAAAAAATATTTTTATATTTTATAAAATATTATATTTGCAAAAATTATTTATATGGCACGTCCGAAAAAACAAGACAAAGACAAAGTAAAATTAGTAGCTGCTTATCTTACCGATAGTGAGAAAAAAGAAATATTAAAGAAGTTTAAGAGTTTAACAGTTGCAGTAAGGGAACGAATATTATGCACTATCTTAAATTAACAAATAAAGTAATTAAAACGCATTGGCAACGATTGCGTAAATTGTTTTATATAATATCAAATATACTTATATTTTTGTGGTTCAAATGTTAAAATTATGAAACTAAAAACAATAATTTATTTATTAATCTTACTGGCAATAGCCGGTTACATTCAAGACAATATATGCAAGTAGATAACAACCTTTGCTCTAACGAACCAACTGCAATGTCTATTCAGTTAGAGATTGAGCAAAAGAAATGGCAACCTAAGCAAGAGCCTATAAAACAAAAACGTGCTAGAACTGCACCGAGTTATAATCAAGATGTGTGTAGTAGCAACTTAGAAGTTTATCATTATAATTTATTAAACCCAAATAATTAAACAAAATGCAATTAAAAAAAGCCACAAGGCAACAAGTAAAATTAAGATTAGGATTGAGTGCTGTAAGCGGAGGAGGCAAAACTTATTCAGCTCTATTACTAGCAAAAGGATTAGTAGGTAGCTATGATAAAATAGCAGTAATTGACACAGAAAATAATAGTGCTAGTCTTTACAGTCATTTAGGCGAGTTTAGCACATTAGAATTATCAGCACCATACACCCCTGAACGCTACATACAAGCGATTAAAACGTGTGAAGATGCTGGAATGGAGTGTATTATTATTGATAGCATTACTCACGAATGGGATGGCAAAGGTGGCATTTTAGAAATACATAGTAGTATGACTGGTAATAGTTTTACTAATTGGTCTAGCATTACACCTAGACATCAAAAGTTTATTGATGCAATACTTCAAAGTAAATGCCACGTTGTTACTACTGTTCGTCGTAAGACTGAATATGAAATGATTAAAGACGGAACAAAAACAAAGGTTGAAAAAGCTGGATTAAAAGAAGTTACTAGAGAAGGTTTTGAGTATGAATTAACTGTTAATTTCAACCTTGACGAAAAGCATAATTGTACTGCATCAAAAGACAGAACAGGTTTATTTATGGATAAGCCAATATTTACTATTACTGAAGATACTGGACTAATTATAAAAGAGTGGTGTGAACAAGGCGAACCACCTATTAAGAATATTAAGACTATTTTAACTGATGATAGATTTAATGCTGCTATTACTGCATTTCACGCTGGTAAAACAACTATCGAGGCTATCGAGGCTTTTGCTTTAACTCCCGAACAAACCGAAAGAATACAATTAATTAAAAACGCTAAAATTTAAACAAATGACAAAACTATTTAAAGATTTAACTGCTAGCGAATTTATGCAGTTATTAATTAAAAAAAATGCTTGTAATGAAGCGATTGGATGGGCTAAAAATAAAACGGCTAATGAAGTAATTGAGCAATGTTATAGAGGGGATTGGTTATTATGGCTATTTAAAAAAATAGATCCTGAAAATTTACAAATGCTAACATTAGCGAAAGGTCGCTGTTCAAATACGGCAAGGCATTTAATGAAAGATGAAAGAAGTATAAACGCAGTAGATGCTGCAATTAGTTTTGGTGAAGGTAGAATAAGTATAATTGAATTAAATGCTTATGCTGCTGCTGCTGATGCTGCTACTGCTGATGCTGCTGCTGCATGCTGCTGCTGCTGATGCTGCTACTGCTGATGCTGCTGCTGCCGCTGCTGCTGCTGCTGATGCTGCTACTGCTGATGCTGCTGCTGCTACTGCTGCTTATGCTGCTGATGCTGCTGCTGCTGCTGCTGCTGATGCTGCTGATGCTGCTACTGCTGCTGCTGCTGCTGCTACTGCTGCTACTGCTGCTTATGCTGCTATGCAAGAAAATAGATTACTAACTGCTAATATTTGCCGTCAATATTTATCATTTTCAAACATTCAAATAACACTATAATTATGAAACTTTACAGCGAATCAACAATTTTAAAAAGACTTGAATCTTTAAGCATCTCAAATCCTGCAATCTTCTTTGATGGTATGAAGCCGGAGCCGGAACAAGAACAAGTGGAAACACAAATAGATGATAAGTCTAATCAGTTATTGCTACAAACATCTGCTACTATATTGGCAGGGATAATAGCGAAAGATGGAGTTAGTGAAAATGGAGAATCAAGAAAAATAGATGTAATGAATTCATTAAGATACACAAATTTATTAATCCAACAAATCGACCAAAATGCTTAAGAAAATCAAAACCTATTTCTACAAAAAAAAAGTTGCTAAATTAGCAGCTGCATTATTGCCAATACTTCTACTTGATGAAATTTACACCGAGAAAGAAGATGCAGTTTATGACTCTATATTTTTTGCTAAACAACTAATAAAGGAGGTGTGGAATGATTGATTTACAACACGCTGAACAACTGGCAATGTTAGCCAAAGAGAATGAGATGTTAGCTTTTAGAACGTTTCTAACAGAACAGTATAATCTCCAGGTGATGCAATGGCGTAATCAAGTAACTGATTGCTTAGGCGGTTTAACTAAACAACAAGCACTCAATCTAACTATGGCAGATTTTCAACCTTTGGCAATACCTAAATTCGTTGCGGCACATCTTGAAAGCAAAGAAATGTTAGCCATTTATAAATCAATGGAGCATATTTTTCCAAATGCAAAAAAGTATGAAGATGAATTAAATTACATCATTGAAAATTATAAGAATTATGTCAATACAAAAAAGAAGTAAAGTAGTAGCTATCAATGGTTTTATTACAGTTATGTATAATGGCGAAAAGTGCCGAACTGCTGCATACAGAAATTATTCTGAACGTAAGAAAATAATTGATAATTTTAAAACCTTAAAGTTGCCAGTTGATAAGTGGTATTATGTAATTGAGCCAAATGTAGAAGATTTAAAACGTTCAACAGCTTGTAAAAAAATAAACGATTTGCTATGATAAACATACTTAGAAATATAGGCTATATGCTATGCAACTGGATAGATGATTTAGCAGATAGTTTTGAAGATTTTGGATTCACAGAATGTGATTTTTAATAAACAACCTCGGAGGAGTTACTCAATTAATTATGGAACTTAAAGGTATATTGAAAAAAGTAAATGCACAAGTAGAACGTGGCAATTTTGTAAGTCGTAAAGTATGGCTAACAACTGATGCAAGTGGTAACTATCCGCAAACTATCGAGATTGAAGTTAGTGGTGACAAAGTAAATTTGTTTAATAATGTTGCAATTGGCAGCGAAGTAAATTGCAGTATTAATTTGAGAGGTAGAGAATGGACTAATCCAAAGGGCGAAGTAGTTGTATTTAATACTTTGCAATGTTGGAAAGTAGCAGTTGATGGAGTTGCTGTTGCAGCACCTAAAACAGTTGAACCTGATTTAAGTTCTGACTTGCCTTTCTAATCTAACGCACACGATTGCGTAGATTTCATTTTGTAGTATGGTGTTACATTTTATCTTTGTGTAACAAAACAAAAAAGATATGACAAACACAAACACACAAATTGAAACAAAAGTGATAAAAGCAGGAACAACAATTACAGCAAGAAGCATTTGTGATAATGATTGCATTTTTACAGCTGATGTATTAAGCAGAAAAGGTGATTATGTAACTGTTAAGGTAATGAATAGCATTGTACGCAAAAAGGTAAAAGTAGGCTACGATGGCAGCGAGTATGTTATGGCATTAGGTACATATTCAATGGCTCCAGCTTTTAGCTAAACATCCTCAGGGCTGCGACTGAACAACGCAGACTTTTTTAAAACCTAAATCAAAAAGAATGCACATCTTTAAATTTCTAGCAAATAAAGCCATAAGGCACTCTGCAACTTTCACTAAAGGTTTTTACTATATCAATGGTGAAAAGCTAAACCAAGACCAGTTAAATGCTAAATATCCTATTGAATGTCGTAAAGTTGAGAACAGACAAAATACTCACTTCTATAAAGGTGAAAATATTGATAAAACTAAAATAGCATAATGCAACCACAACCTATAATAGCTTACAAAATAAGCACCGGCCGATATTCCCAATATCAAAGCATTAGTGAAGCAAGCACTAAATTAAAAATAGATGTAAGCAGTATTTGGCTTGTATTGAATAATAGATTTAAACAAGCAAAAGGTTATTGCTTTGTGATTGAGTGCGTCAACTACAAAGAAGTTATTGCAAGCATACTAGAGCAACCCTGCAAACGTGGGCAATGGCATAAGAAAAGAGTTATTGCCAGTGATAGTGATGGCAATTCTCAAGTTTATGATAGTGTAGCTGAGGCTGCAACTACATTACAAGTTAGTAAAGGAACAGTAAGCCTGTGTTGCAATGGGTCTAGAAAACATAAACACTTTATCTTTCAATATTTAAACAATTAAAAAAAAACAAAATGAAAAAAGTAAATGAAATTTTACAAGAGTTATTAACCAAAGTAGATGCAGAAATGTTTTATTCGATTGCTTATTCCGGTTATCGAATAGCATTGCAAGGAAACGTTGAAAAATCAAGCATTGACAAATTAGCTGAATTAGGTTATGAATTAAAGTTTGATGAAAAAGATTACTTTTTTGTACACAAATCAGTCATCGAAAATATTGAATTAGACATAACCCTTACAATTTTATAAAATGGAAACAATAACAAGACAAATTGAAATGCCATCATTATTAAATGGTGAATCTTATTTTTTAGATGTAGAATTTACCGGCGAACCTCATTCAATAGATGTGGGAGAAGATGCAGGAGAATACTGGGGCTTTAAATATTCGGCAACTGTTGAAATAGTTACAACTTGTGAAGATACAATTGAATGGAATAAATCACTTTATAATGAAAGTGAGAACGCTATTATTGACAAGTATTTAGATGATAATTACAATGATGTGGATGATGCCATTTGTAAACTTTAAAAATAAACTATGAAACAAACTGCCTTAGATTGGTTTATCTATCAAATAACCAAAAACAATATGTTGGCAATAGATGCAATCTCATTAGCCAAAGAAATGGAAAAGCAACAGATAATAGATGCTTTTTGGAATGGTGATAATTCAGATTGTATAAGTGAGCAAAATAGTAAAGAATTTGCAGAACAATACTACAATGAAACTTTTAATAAATAGTAATGTAGTATATTAGCTAACGTTGGTGCTTTGCGTTCGGGCGGGAATTTGGAAAACCGCAGCTTGGATATGTTCCGTCTGCCCGACTGACGCAAAACACATTGTTAAATGCAGTGGCGGTTAATTTAGTGAACTAAAAAAATAAAATATGGAAAAAGAAACTTTTATAATTGAATTGGCAAAACTAATTGAAGTTAACGGGAAGGTTAATATTGATAAATATACAGCCATCCTTAATTTGGTTGCCAAACATTTTGAGCAAAAAGAAGAACCTGTGGTTATCTGGGGTGAGCCATTAAGAAAGTCTTATAACAAAGGCTTTTTAGATTCAAAGAAAGAGCAGATAATGGATTTTATAAAATGGTTTGGCGAACAAGACCTGAAAAGATACGCAGAAGGGTGGTGTCAGCCTGGCGGCTCAAATGGTTTCCATTACTCTGATGAAGATTTATATAAACAGTTTCAAGAGGTGCAGGCTGGTAGCCATTGCATTTAACTCTCTAATATATGCACCTAACATTAATCAATTAATAATCAATGTTACAAAATACCATATACTATGATAACGTGTGGCATCGTGTGTGGGACACACACGGTAAAGAATATGCTATAAAAGAACATCAAGGATGGAAGTTTATAAATGTTGGAGATAAGAAATTAGGAGTTAGTAAACTACCAATAAAGCCACTAATTAGAAACTTTGATGATGTTGTTGTAAATTATGTATGTGGTGGTTGGCATCGTTCATTCCCTTGCCCTGCAATTGGATATTCTGTTTATCGTAAAGTTACTGGCAAGAAGATTAGTTTGAAATATTATTATAAACAATATACTAAAATTTTAACTAAAATATAGTTTAGCTTCTGCTTTTCTTCTTCTAACTAAACCGTTTAATGTTTTTCCGTCTGCCTTAGTCCACATCAAAAATGCATCAACAATAGTTAAGTCTGCAGGATTATTGTTTACTCTTTTAAGTAGTGTAGAACCTTTTAAAGCACCCGAACCGCAGTTATAAGCAAATGACACTAACGCATCAAATTGATGTTGGGTAACTGCATCGCTTGTCATAGCATCAACTTCTTTTGCTTTTTGGTTTAATTCAAATCTCATCCATTCTATTGCTTGCTCTTCAGTACAAGGATAATCTTTTAAAGTTACCTTTTTACCATTAGGATATAGAATAGTCCCATAACCTATTGTTGGGACATTTGCCGGACATAAATAAGGCTTTGAAAAGAACCCCTCAAATGACTTTACTAAGTCAATACAAGCATCACTAATTTGTGTTATTTTCATATTGTTGATTATTTACGACATTGTCAAGTAATATGCACATTATAGTCGACATATTACATCACTTCTCCGTTGTGAATACGATAATTTCTAAATTTAAATTTTCCTTTTTCTGAAACGTCAATCATTGCGAATCCGTGATTCCATTTATTCATCGGCAACCATTTAGGAGTCAAACCACATAAACAACCAACGCTATAAGTTGTCATAATTTTACCAAAGATATTTGGCTCAGTATGTTCGCTTGATGTATGGCAGTCGCCTTTAACTGCTGAATGTTTAGCTTGCAGAAACAACCCTCTAGCAGCATTAACTGGATTAAATACACCACGACCAAATTCGTGCCCGTGAATGAAAGGCAACCCGTTCATTACTACTATTCTTTTGTCCCTTATTATAGTTATATTAGGACATCTTTTTTTTACTATCTGCTCCAGTTCAAACTCTTCAACTCCCTTTAATTCGTGTGCTTTTTGATATAAAAAACTATCGTATCTTTCCTCGTGATTGCCAAACTTATAATAAATTTTAGCACCTTTAAAAATCGTATGCAACTCACCTATGAATTGTTTTAATATATCTAATTCTTCACTAAATCTTTTTTTACGTGGGTCTTTCTGAAAATAGCTAACTGAGTGAAAGTCCACTAAGTCACCATTGATAAAAATAAAATCAGGCTTTTCTTTTTTTGCGAAGTCAATAGCAGCCGTTAGTGCTGAAACTGAATGATAAGGCAAATGAACATCATTAATTATAAAACCTTTTTTATGTCCTTTGATTTGAAATAACTCAAAACTTTCTTCGTCCGATTTAGGTAATGAATAAGGGGTGGATGTTCTTGATTCTTTTATAAATAATGATTTGTCTGCAACATACTTTCTGCTATGTTTACCTATCTTGCCTTCAATCATTCGTAATGTTGTCCTAGCGTGTTCAATATTATTAAACGCTTCCGGACATTCCTCGTACATTAATCTAGCTAACTTAGCAGTTGGCATTTCAGCTCCGTACTTTAACCGAAATTCTTTAGCTATTGTTAGCTTAATTGGTGTTATAGGCATAATTAAATAGGTATATTGAAACTTCTAACAAAATTAAACACTTTTATTCCAAAGTAACAAATAATTAAAGCCATTATGATAAAACATCTTATTCTCCATTTATCAGCTAATTTTAAATTCTTATTTAGCTTTTCAATATCTTTATTATTGTCATCAATTATACCTTTTAATTGTTTGTTATAATAAACTAATCTACTATTTTCAACACCCATATTGTAAAGGCTCAATGTGTCTTTTTGCGTTACTGTTTTAGTTTTGTAATGATCTATGTAGATGGTATCAAATGGGAGCAAATTATATATCGAATCTATATTAATATCTTTACACTTTTTGGCAAGTTCTGCTTTCAATTTATTTACCAAATTATTATCTTGTACTCTAACTATTTTAGTAGTAATCGAATCCTTTACTATTGTCTTTATTTCAATAGGAAAATTAACTGCACACACCCTACTTATTAACTCTATTTTCTTTGCCTTGAATGAAGTATCAACATCACTATTAACTGCCTTGTATGGCTTTAATGCTTTGCGTTCTGACGAACAACTTTGCAACCCAATTAAAAATATTAATAATGCAATTAATATAGCTAAGTAGATTAGTTGCTTATTCGGTGGTGACTTTGTTATGTGATGTGACATAGTATTATTTTAATCTTGTTTATTTTCTTCTTTTGGTGCCGGAGTTCCTTTTACAAGTGCTACTATCTGCCCTACTGTTGCCACTCCCGACATTACAGATATAAATATTAAGGCACTATTATACATTCCAGTTATCAGTTCTTTATATTTAACTGTTGCCCATATTAACACAAATGTAACTGCTATACTTAGCAGTACGCTTATAAATCTTTTATGGCTTATTTTTCCACCTTCGCCTAACATACTATTTATAAAATTGTCTTTCATTTTACTTTGATTTTTTAATGTAATAATTAATCGCAAAACATCCAGCTATTATACTTACAATACTTGCCATTGCAGTTAAATAAGGTTGTACATTGGTAACACTTATATAAGCGAATGTTAATGAAATTAAAACTGATAATTTGCCTATTAGTGTGTCTTGATGTTGCATAGTTACTTAAATTTTACTTTTAAATATTTTTAGTTAATCTGCTCCTCTGTTGTTGATGAAGTATAATCCAACACATCATATTTATCAGGTAATTCACTAACTATCTCAAATAGTTCTGGATGCTCTAATATTGATGGATGCTGTGATAATTCGCCTTTATAATCTTTGGTATTAACTATAACACCCGCTCCAATTTGTTTAATATGATTCATAATTAATTGATTAAATATTGCATTGT